TAGATTGTGGATTGCTACTATTGCAACCCGTAAGAGATGGTAAAGTATTCACTGAAGTAATTGACATTGAAACAGGAGATAGTATGGAAAGTTCACTTGAATTACCTGCTATTATAGACCCTCAGAAGCTACTTAGCTGCATTACTTACTACCGTAGAGGTACACTAGTTAGCTTACTATCCTTACAGGCCATTGATGATGATGGTGAGACTGCAGCTAGGGCACCCAAGGCACCCAAGGCAAAGCCTACCTTAGACGGTGAGAGATGGACCAAGGCATTCAATGCAGTGAAGAGCGGTAAGTTCACTCCTGAGCAAATCAAAGAGATGTACAACCTAACCAAAGAGCAGGAGGCACAGCTATGAAGTTCAGAGCATCACAATTAGGCAAGTTAATGACCTCCTCCCGTACTAAGGGGGAGGCATTGAGCCAAACAGCTAAGAGCTACATCATCCAAAAGGCCAAAAAGGATTTCTTTGAGTACAGGAGTGAGCTAAACAGCAAGTACATCACCAAAGGACTAGCTCAGGAGCAGGATAGTATTAACCTACTTAATCTAGTTAGGCTAGAGGACTACAAAAAGAATGAGGAGAGGGTAGAGAATGAGTGGTTATCCGGGTGCTGTGATATTATCACTGAGACATCCATCATAGATATTAAAACTTCATGGTCCTTAGATACATTCCCTGCTACTACATACGAGCTCAAGGACCTATCCGACTATGAATGGCAAGGTAAAGCCTATATGTGGCTATATGATATGCCATCTTTCGAGCTGTGCTATGTAATGGTATCTACTGCACCTGAGATTATGGGTGAGTATGAGAATGGAGCACTGCACTATGTGGATCATATTGCACCCGAGAAGAGAATTACATCCATTACCTTTGCTAGAGATAAGGAAATAGAGATACAGATGGCAGAGAGATTAATCCTAGCTACTGAGTTCTATAACGAAGTATTAACCCAATTAAACAATAAGTAATGAAAACAAGAGAAGAATTTTTTGAGGCAGCAGTGATATCTGCCATGCAAGGCCTACTGGCTGCATCAGGACACTACAGGGATGAACTGATTAAAAACCCATGCGAGTATGTAGCCAATGCTGCTAGAGAATATGCTGCAGAGTTAACAGACCAGGTGTATGGACCTCCTATTGATTTTCCTAGTGAACACATATTTGGTAAGCAGTCATGAACATAACACACGAGAACGAAATAAAGCAAGAGGACAGCATCCTATTGGCAGTGATGGCTAAGTACTATGAGCGGAGTAAGAGGGGGCAGCAGAAGTATGGTACTAACCTAGATAGAAAAGATGTTGACCTTGAGGGATGGCTTAACCATCTACAGGAGGAGCTAATGGATGCGACTCTTTATATTGAGAAACTAAAGAAAGAGATATGAAACAAACAGCAGTAGAGTGGTTTGAGGACCAGGTAGGCCATAACTCCCTAATGGGGTTGAAAGAATGGGATGAGATATTTGAGAAAGCCAAAGAGATGGAGAAGAAGGAAAAAATAGATTTTGCTTGTCAAGTTGCCGAGGCAAGTGCTGAGAAGTACATCCAAGGTAAGACAACTTGGCAGATAGCAGAAGAATTATTAACCTTTAAATCAGAATAAGATGAAAGCAACACTAGAATTCAACCTACCCGATGACCAGGCAGAGCACTATTGTGCCATCAAAGGTGCTGATATGCTAAATGTACTATGGGAGCTCAAAGCAGAGCTACGTGCTATGCTGAAGTATGGCGAGCTACCGGATACACAATATGATATAGTAGAGAAGATACAGGACTTCCTAATGAGTAGCCTAGATGATAACGATGTAAACCTAAATAAATGATTATTTTAGCAGCAATTTTAATAGCCCCTGCAATAGTGTGGGGATGGATAAGCACAATAAACTATATCAAATACATAAACCATGAGTAAATTCAAAGGAGAGGTGGTATTCATTACCCCGACAACGTCAGTTTCTGACAAATTTAAGAAAAGAGAAGTAACCCTGAAGAGTACAGATGAGTACCCTCAGTACGTTACGTTCCAATTAACCCAGGATAAATGCGATCTAGCTAACAACCTGAAAGCAGGTGATGCGGTAGAGGTAAGCTATAACCTACGAGGCCGTAAATGGGAGGCACAGGATGGTACCATTAAGTACTTTAACTCTATTGAGGCATGGACTATGAGCCTGAGCTCAAAGGTAGAGAACAGTGCTGTTGATAAATTGCGTAAAACTTTTGACACTACAGATGAGAGCAGTGACGATATACCTTTCTGAGGACGAAAAGCTATCCGAATGGATGCGAAAAGAGATAACAGGCATGCTATCCAAGAGATATAAGCTAACTCATCTATCTGAGGATATGAATGTAAATTATGCTAAGCTATACCGCTTCATGAGGGGTAGGAATGTGACCACTGAGATATACGATTCATTTTTTAGAGTATATTTGAAGTCATGGAACTCCTAACATTAATACCCTTGGCATGGTGGTGGTGCAATTTTGAACCATTGCAAGCAACTATTACAAGGCTATACATGTCTTTTAAAATTGGCACATGGGCTATACCCTTACTAGATGCATTGAGCTGTAGTAAGTGTGTAGCCTTTTGGCTTACATTAGCTTGGCAGCAGGATTTTATCCTAGCTTGTCAGGCAGCACTCGGTGCATATATACTTGAATTATGTTTGAACAAACTGACATAGAGATAATAGATAAGATAGATGCTACTGCGGATGCTGTGAAGTATTCTAAACACTCCTGTGTGCAGCTCTATAAAATACGGGTTAAATATGATGGTCCACAGCCTAGGGAATGCTTTTGTGCATCTGTTAGGAGGAAAGTGTGGTACAAAGACTTTATGAATTGGTATGAAAAGAGTCTTAGACAGGTACATTAGTACCCATTACCATGAGGTCAGGGCTTATACGCTGTACTTTCTCACTAAGATGGGGAGTAATATTGAGGCGGATACAGTTATTAATAACTCATACCTCCATGTACTAAGCATCAATGAGGATACTGAAAGCGAAGCCCAGGTGAAAAGCTACCTACTGAACACCATAAAGTATCAGATTCTATGGAATACCTCACTCAGCCACAAGGATGATAGGGTAACATCTATGGAATACGATGCATCTGAGCAGGAGGATAACGAGCAGGACCTACAGGCTAAGATACTAGAGGATAAAATATACAGTACTCACAAGGGGCTGATAGAAATATACAGAAGCGAGATAGATGACCATGTGCACAGGATAGTATTTGAGGCATACATTGATAAGGGATACACCACAGCTCGAGGCATGGCTAAGTACTTTGATATACCGGTAACATCTGCTCACTATCTGATTAGAGAAATTAAACAAAATTTGCGTAAATTACAATATAGGTATGAGACTATCTCAAATAATTAGTATCTTGGCTACATTCACTGCCTTGACCGGTGCTGTGTTTTTGATTCGTGATAATTACTTCTACGGATGCAGAGCCTTTGGGATATGGGTAGTGCTTTATTACGCATGGCTATTTTTAGAACAATATGAATATGAACAAGAAAGTAAAAAATGAGTACCTAGGTCAGTATATTACCAGGTACAATCCATTGGGGTTTGAAACTTCATTCACAGTAACTGAGGAAACAGCTAACGAAGCTGAGCACCTTACATCTGTGGGGTTAGGATATCTCTTTGAAGAGGTAGAGTCTGAGGCTAAGAGTAAGAAATATAAAGCAGTAGAAAACGAGTCTAATGAGGCCTAAGCATATACCTACTCCCGATGATATGTGGGATTTATTTGAAGCCTACAAGAGATGGTGCAAAGAAAACCCTAGATACTCCTATTCCCTATCTACTAAGACAGGTGAGGCTACAGCAGTACCATTAGAGAGACCGCTTACTCAAGTGGGTTTCAGGACGTTTGCTGCTGAGAAAGGGCAGACAGTGAATGACTATTTTTGTAACAAGGATAATAGATATTCTGAATATGCCACAATCTGTGCACGCATAGAGGAGGCAATCCGCATGGACCAAATCGAAGGAGGCATGGTTGGTCAGTACAACGCATCCATTACTCAGCGACTCAACAACCTAACCGAGAGGGTTGACACTACCACCAAGGGAGATAAGATAGAGAGCATACAGGTAACCATAGTTCGTCCTGATGCAGATTGATTTCATGTGTGCTGTGGTGGAGGACTACATCTACCGAATGAAAGGAGTTCAGGTAAGGATAGATAGAAATGCAGTAGCTACCGATGGCAGGCAGATGGCTATGCTAATGAATGCATACCAAACAGCACATGGAGATAAAGAGCACAATAATATTTGAGAAAAACTATGCGGCACTCAATGACCCTAGCCTTAGGTTTGTAATCAATGAGGGAGGGTCAAGGTCATCAAAGACCTACAGCCTATGTCAACTGATAATCATCTATTGCCTTCAGAATAACAACAAGGTAGTATCTATCATCAGAAAGACATTCCCTGCCTTGAGGGCCACGGTGATGCGTGACTTCATTGAGATACTCAAGGAGCTGAATATCTACAGCATGGATGACCACAACAAGAGTGAGCACATCTACACCTTCAGCAATGGCTCTATCGTGGAGTTCTTCTCAGTAGATGATGAGCAGAAGATACGAGGTCGTAAGCGTGACATTGCCTGGTGTAACGAAGCCAATGAGCTGTACTTCGATGACTTTACTCAGTTGAATATGAGGACTGAAAGTAAGCTAATCTTTGACTACAATCCTAGTGAATCTACCTCATGGCTATATGAGCTACCAACGGAGGAAAGCGTACTCATCAAGTCAACGTACAGGGATAACCCATTCCTACCTCAAAGTATCAGAGCGCAGATTGAAGACCTCAAGAGAACGGATGAGGCACTCTACCAAATATATGCCCTAGGTGAGAAGGCAATCAGCAAGAGTAACATCTACAGCAATTGGTCATTCATACCACATCGGCCTGCTAGGTTTGTCAACTATGTGTATGGTCTTGACTTCGGATACAATCACCCCACAGCTATGATGCGAGTCTATTGGTGCGACAACGACATCTACATTGAGCCTGTCATCTATGAGAGCTACCTGACTACTCCGATGATAATAGATAGGATGCAGAGCTTCAACGTAGAGAAGACCATCACCATCGTGGCTGACTATGCAAGGCCTGAGATTATACGAGAGTTGAACAACGCAGGGTACGATGTGCAGAACGCTAACAAGGTGGTGAAGAAAGGGATTGACAACATCAAGACATTCGGTGTGCTATGCCAAGATGACAAGGACATCAAGAAGGAATACGAGAACTACAAGTGGAAGAAGGTAGGTGACATGATAACCGATGAGCCGGTCAAGATGTGGGATGATGCAATGGATGCCATCAGGTATGCCACTACTCACATACGGCAGGAGTACTATACTGATGACTCTTACTATGCGTTTTAGAAACACTTTGCCTGCCTAGAATAATATAGGTATGGCAATGACATTAAAGGCAGCACCTCAGCAACTCACTCCTGCTTACAACCCTATCAAGTATATCTATGATAGCACCAACAAAAACATTGGAGGATTTAAGTATATTTTTGAGGTATACGAGTCAGGCACTGCCAATCAGATAGCTGAGTACAGGGTGCTCCCTGTATTCTCTACAGGCTACGGAGAGATAGACTTAACTAAGCTATTGCAAGCCAAGGTAAGCTATGACCTATTCCCTACCAACACCACAGTGTATAACGCAACCAACAGCCATTACAAGTATGACCTTAAGGTAGGTGAGGAGTATCTAACTACTACCACGTTCACCTTAGCCATGACTCAGTATATTACTGCTCCCTATATAGGCAGAGTTCAGTTGAATGGTACTAACTCATTTGTAGCAGGGGATCAGATAGTGTTAACGCAGTCAGGGCTAGGAGGAGTGAATGCTAATCTAGATGGCCTGTACACCGTACTCGTAGCTACACCTACATTCATTGTGATTAACTTCTTATGGAGCTCCATAACGAATGCTAACAAGGATGTGGATATTACCTATGCCGATGGGAGAAAGACTACCACCTACAACATCATTAGTGACCTGAATAACTACGTCTTTAATGGTGCACTCCCTTGGACTGAGTGGCCATCATGGAATCAGGCTGACTATAACTTAGGAAGTAACACTGACAAGTTCCTTACATCCATTCCTGCTACCAACTTCTACTCTACCTTATCTCAGGACTTATGGATGAATGCTGTGTATGGGCTATCAGGTAGTGGACCTCATAGGATAATATTCACTAATGATGGGGGTGATGTATTGAGAAAAAATGTAACTGCCACTGCCCACATCACAGGTAATGCTGTAGGTCCTAACAATGCAGGCACACTGACTATAGTATCGGGTACACTGCCATTGATTAAGCCTACCACTCAGTGGTATGAGTACTACTATGAGCATGGTGGCTTACAGGTAACTCAAGCCTACCGAGTTAACATAGATAGGAGATGGCAAGACAAAGAGTACAGCATCATCTTCCTAGACCGATATGGCTCATGGGGTAGCTTTGCATTCACAGGTCGAGCCTATGAGAAAGGTACGGTACAACGTGAGCAGTATAACATGGATGTGCAAGGTAAGATAGCCAGCAGTCAGTGGACCTATGATTTGATAGATAGAGGGTACATTAACAGCTATGTAACAGTGGAGAATACCATTGACCTAAATACCAATTGGATGAATGAGGAGATGGCACAATACTTCACTGAGCTAATCAGTTCACCATACACCTACTTCAAGGTAAGTAACTACGATGAGAGCTGCGACATCCCTGAGAGCACAGCCTATGTAAGCTGTAACATAGTGACATCTAACTACGAGAAATACAAGCAACGGAATAAGAATCTAATCAAGCAAAGCATAACTATTAAGTTAGCTAATAACGACATGGTCAATGGTTAGGATACAATTAGCTACAGGCTACCTTGATGTTAAGGAGGGTACAGCATTCCCTTTGACATTTCAGGTAGGAGATATCAGGGATATATCTAAAAGAAAAGGGAACTTTTCTAAGACCATTACTTTGGTAGGCAGTAAGAATAATAATAACCTACTCAACCACTACTACGATGTTAACATAGTAGCCGGTACCTTTGACATCAATGCGGTCACTACCTGCTCAGTTATTCAAGATGGTATCCCTGTGATGGAGAACGCAACACTGCAACTCACTGCCATCAAGAAGACACAGCTAACGGATGGCTACGAAGAACACGTTGAGTATGAGGTATTGATTAAGGAAAGCAAGGCAGATTTTTTTACAGCTATAAATAACAAGGAGCTAACTGATATAGATTTCAGTGACTTCAACCATACATACGATGCATTCAATGTAGTGAATAGGTTTAGTAATACGGTGGTAGATGGCTTCAAGTATTTTCTCCCGGGTAGTGGTAGTGTAATAAACACTATTCAAGAATTCAAGCCTGCTATATTTGCTAAGGTTTACTTCGATAGAATATTTCAGGATGCAGGATTTACATACAATTGGCCTAGCCTAAGTGATACTAAATTTGACAAGCTAGTAATTCCATACAACGGAGGCATTGATAACTTTGATTATGCTGATTATGTGGTGCGAGCAGAGAAGACTACACCTAGTACGGTGGTATCCCCTCTATCACTTACTCCTACCACAGGTACCTATACATTCACAGGACTAACTGAGACCGAGGACCCTCAGAATATATTTGACCCTGTAACAGGGATATACACTACACCATTCAACATAAGTTCAGCCAATGCTCAGTACTATGAGATAAAGATATTGGTTAACTTTAGTCTTGACATTATTTGTGCTGGGGGTAACTTTTCAGTGGGTACTCCTACATTTTACCTGAACTTTAATAATGCTCCGTTCAATGTCAACTCAGCATCACAATTTTATAGTGGGCCATCAGCTCCTCCCGTAGGTACCACTAACATAACTACGGATACATTAATAGCAACCATACAGGCTAGCGACCCTAACATACTACCACAGCTCACTGCATTGACTAGCAATGTAAAGGCTATCTTTAACACTGCAGGAGGTTACTATCTCTTAGCATACCAACTGAGCCTAACCATTAACTCAGCAGAAATAACCATCACACCTAGCAGTAACATTGCAGCCGTTGGTGGCACCATTGATGTGAATGACTACGTGCCTAAAAAAATAAAACAAAATGATTTTGTTAAGGGTATCTTTAACATGTTTAACCTGTATGCTGATGTAGATAAGAATCAACCTAATCAGCTCAACCTAATACATAGAGATGATTACTATGATGCAGGTAAAGAGGTAGATTGGACATACAAGCTAGCCAAGGATAAAGAGCAGTCACTGTCATTCCTACCTGAGCTAACAAGTAAGAAAGTAATACTTACATACAAGGCAGATAAGGATACACCTAATACTATCTACACCAATGCTACCAATCAAATCTACGGACAAGCAGAGGTTATCTTTGACAATGACTATGTCAAGGATGTAACTACTAAGGATGTATTGTTCAGCCCTACTCCGATTGATGGCTCTAACTTTGGTGCATACGTTCCAATGCTAGCAGGAGCACAGCCTGATACTAACATCCGTATCTTGTATGACTCTACAGCAGAGGTAGGACTCACCCCATGCCAAGCATTTAACATCTATGACTATGGTACGGTAGGTATGACAGGAGTCACAAGCTACCCGTATGTTGGTCACTTTGACAACCCACTCAACCCTACTTGGGACTTGAACTTTGCTACCTGTGCATACTACTACTATATGCCAAGTACCCTAACCGATAACAATCTATACAATAGGTATTGGAGAAGGACCATGGGTCAGATAAACAATGGTAAGATGTTGACTGCCATGTTCAACCTCAAGGACACTGACATCCAAGCTATGCAACTCAATGATAAGATACGCATTGACAATAGTTGGTGGAACATTAACAAGGTCATTGATTACAATGCCAATGCCAATCAGCTCACACAGGTAGAGCTAATCAGCATAGACAATGAGGTAAACTTCATGCCGTTTGCTCTAGGCTTTACAAAACCAGGTGTAGGTACCGGTAGTGTAGGACCTATCACTCAAGTAGCCAATGATACTATCATTAAGACTAAGGACTCTAATAGAAATATCATACCTAACAGCACGTCAGGTGTGGTAACCGGTAAGGGTAACAATGTTAACGCAGGGCTCAAGGTGGTAGTGGTAGCAGATGATGCTACGATTGAGGAGGATGGTATCTACACTGATAACCTAGTGGTGTATGGTAAGGTGAACGGCATACCTGTTGACCCTCCCTACTACAGATACACAGCACTGCTATCTCAATCAGGAACAGCTAACCCTACAGCAGATGTCAAAGAGTCTAGCTTTGGAGATATCCTATGGACTAGACAAAACCAAGGTGAGTATCAGGGAGCTATACAAAATTGGGACTTAGGTGCTATCCTAGGGAGTGAGCTAACGGTCATGATTAACAACGTAAATTTTGATGGGGTGATTAGTGCTCAGTATGTACCATCAAATAACACTATATTTATATTCACAACACAGATAGGTGTGGGCTTTGTAGATAACTACCTTAACTATACCACACTTGAGATAAGATATTACAAACCATAACATGAATGAAGTAGAGATACCATTAAAGATAAGTGGCATTGCTGCTATCAAGGCAGAACTTAGAGACCTTAAGGGGCAGATAGCGGAAGCCACTGACCCCGAAACAATGACAGCTCTAGCTCAGAGGGCAGGGGAACTCAAGGACCAACTCAAGGATGCTAATGAGCAGGTCAATGTATTTGCTACGGGGTCAAAGTTTGAAGCAGTATCGAATAGCTTTGCAAGTATCAAGGGTGACCTCATGAGCCTTGACTTCGAGGGTGCAGCTGAAAAGTCTAAGGCCTTTGCAAAAACATTAGGGAGCATTAACCCTAAGGACCTAGGTAAAGCATTCGGAGGATTGATGAGTACTTTAAAGACAGTAGGTGGAGCATTCGTATCATTAGGCGCTACCATTCTAGCTAACCCTATCTTTTTATTGGTGGCGGTTATTGTGGCTATTGTGGCTGTGGTCCTAATCTTTCTAAACAAGATAGGGGTGCTACAAAAAGTACTTGACTTTTTAATGATACCTATCAACGCATTGATTGATGGGCTCAAGGCATTAGGTGATTGGCTAGGATTAACAAGCTATGCTGCAGATGAGAACGCAGATAAAATGGCTAAGGCTAATGAGAAAGTAGCAGAAAGCTCTAAGAAACGTACTGAGTTACTAGGTGAGAACTATGACCAAGAGATAGCCATGGCTAAGATAGCAGGTGAGGATACTACTCAACTCGAGCTTGACAAGTCTAGGTCATTAGAGAAAGAGGCTATCAAGAGAAAGCAAGCAGCTAAGAAAGCCCTTGAGGCAATGAGGCATCAAGAGGGTGAGGAGGCATCAAAAAAACGGGAAGCATTACGCAAGCAGATAGAGGATGAAAATAAAATTATTCGAGGTGGTGTAAATGAACGTAAGAGAATAAAGGCACAAGAGATTGCAGATGAGAAAGCTGCAGAAAAGAAAGCAGATGAAGCCGCACAGGCAGCAGCAGCTAAGGCAGCAGCCGCAGCAGATAAGGCTAGAGAAAAAGCTAAGGCAGCTGCTAAGAATAGATTAGATAACGCTAGGGCATTGAGAGACTTTGAACTTACACAAATACAGGATGCTAATGCAAGGGAAGTAGCTATCGTAAATGAGAAGTATGTTAGGTTAATGAATGACCTTAAAACGGATGCTACCAAAACAGCAGAGGAGAAAGCTAAGTTTAATGAGATGTTCAGAACGCAACAGCAGCAGGAACTTGATAAGCTAGCAATAGATAAGGCTAAGATTGAGCAGGAGAACTTAAAGAAAGGTAATGAAATCATAGCTGATTTACAGCTGCAGATGATGGAGGAGGGAACTGAGAAAGAGTTAGCCATGACCAAAGCCAAGTATGACAAGCTACGTGCTCAGACTTTGGCAGATACCACACTAACCGAGGAGCAGAAGAAAGTACTTACTCAATTATACAATAATCAGGAGGATGCAGAAAATCAGAAGAGAGCGGATGCTAAATTAAAGCAACAGCAAACCCTTGCTAAGACGTTAGCGGATGCAGCACTGACTGAGGACGAATTAAAACTACAGGCTCTTAAGACTAAGTATGATGCCGAGTTATTACTAGCTGAGGACAATGAGATACTAAAGGCAGCTCTTAAAGATAAGTATGATAAAGATGCAACAAAAATAGAAGAGGATGCATCTAATGCTAAAGTTGAAAATGCTAGAAAAGAAAGGGATGCAAAAATACAGCTAGCTGGAGATATAGCTACAGGGATACAAAATGTAGGTGCTGCCTTTATCAAGGACCAAAAGAAACTCGAGAAGTTCAACAAAGCATCTGCTCTATTTCAAATAGGTGTTGATACAGCTAAGGCAATTTCAGGATTAGTAGCTGCTTCAAATACCAACCCATTAAATGCTGTAACAGCAGGAGGTGCAGGTATAGCACAGTTCACTGCAGGTATCATTCAGATTGCTACCAACGTGGCGAAGGCAAAGCAGATACTTACCTCAGGAGGTAGCGGTACTCCATCAGGTGGTGGTGGTGGTGGTGGTGGTGATACAGGTGGTGGTGCTAACGTAGCACAGCAAGTGCCACAGGCGGCACAACTCTTTGGCTCAGCTAACACAGGAGGTACAATGAGTGCTGGTGGTACAACATCAGGGGGATCAATGAGCGTGACTGCCATAGTATCAGAGACTCAAATCACGAATGTACAAAACAAGATTAACAAGATTAATAAAAACGCAGAACTATAATGAATTCATTACAAGCAATAATCGACCATATTGAGCTATTCTATACTAATCATCTACAGGTAAAAAAGGTTGGAAGTGAATTCAAAGAACAGCTCTACAATTTTGCGACCAAGGATGAGAAGTATCCTATTGTATTTGTTGTGCCTGTCAGCGTAACACCTACCGAGAATACCTCGGAATTTAACTTTGATGTGTACTGCTTTGACATTATCCAAAAAGATAGAGCTAACATTATAACTATTCTAAGTGATACACATCAGATATTGAATGACTTGTATGTGTACTATATGGATGGTACTGACTATGCCTTTGATGTCATAGGGCTTCCATCATTCCAAGCTATCAACAATGACTTGCTTGATTATGCCGCAGGTTATGTCATGAACATCACGCTCACCGTGAATGATTGGACTGATTGCGCTGTACCTATCTAAACATTTCGGAGGTCTAGGATAATATAGGTATGAGTTCACCATTTTGGTGGGGAGATTGGAGGCCTAACCTCACACCTCACACAGGAAATTTACAGCCAACTGATTTGATAGAGTGCACCTCTATCTCATCTTTAGGAGTACCTACTAACACAGCCATTACAGGTGCTCAGATAATTGCAGCAGCATCAGGTGGTAGTGCAACCTGGGGAGGTATCACAGGAACGCTATCTGCTCAGACTGATTTGCAGAGTGCATTAGATAACAAAGTACCATACACCGGTGCGACAGCAGATGTCAACTTAGGCAGTCATGATTTAACAGCTACTCAAGGTACCTTTGCTACAGGTGGAAGTTCTGATACATTAACCGTTAACCATACTAGCGGAAGCGGTAAGGCAATCACAATAACTAAAGGGGGTGCAGGTGAGGGTATATATGTTAACAAGACAAGTGGAAGTGGTAATGCTGTTACTATTGTAGGTGACTTAGAAGCTACTACTATAAAGAAAACTAGCGGTACCTCTTCACAATTTTTAAAAGCAGATGGTAGTGTGGATACTAATACCTACCAACCTACGCTAGTAAGTGGCACTAACATAAAGACAGTTAATGGTAACTCATTGGTAGGCAGTGGTAATGTTAGCATAGGGCCTAAGCTATTAGGTTTCTCAGGTATTCTAGGCACTAACACTACTCTTAACACTGTCACTATATGTCATTCACTATTGATACCTGCCAACACATTAGGCACTAACAATATCCTGCAGTTAGTATTTAGGATGTACAGAGTGAGTGGTGCCGTAGGGCAGTTGTATGGTAGGATATATTTTAACACTACCAACAGCTTAACAGGTGCTACCTTATTCAATACTATTTTTACAATGAATAATATCCATCAAACAGGATACGTTGAAAGAAATTTTAGTTATAATGGTACTAACTTAACTAGCTATGCTAATGCTGCTTTCTCAGACTACACCACAGGTAACATAGTCAACGTAGCATTTAACAGGTCAGTAGATAATTACGTTATATTCACCATGCAATGCCAAAATATATTGGATGTTGCCAACATTAATTTATTTAAAGTATTCGCTTATGTTTAGTATTAACGGAATAGAGTACACTATCACAGGCCCCATTGAGGTGGTGAGTGATACTCAGCTACACGTAGAAACGGATAAGGGTATCATTCTAGTGGATGATACAATGGAAATATATAAAGCATTAATCAATGGCTAGATACGCAAAAACAGGTGAGTTCAATGTACTATATCCTACTAGGAGAAAGATGGCTACAATTCTCAAGAGAATTATTAGACAGGAAGTAGTAGATAGTGAGGGTACTCTAGTAGAAAGTGTGCGTATCAATGCTAAGATTACAGGCTTCCAAAAGTTGGAGATACAAATCGTAGCCATGTACTACTTTATATTCCTTAACAATGGAGTTCCTGAAACTGCAAATGCGTATGGAAAAAATGGGGGATCAATAGCTCCTCGTGATTTTGTTGCACAATTTACGGATGCGTTAATGCAAGCAGGTCTTGTTGCTGAAATTTATCGGCAGTACACTGCATGGATAACTAAAGAATACCCATTGGTGCAGGCTGTTGAAGTGCTTGAGAAACAATATAAATTGGTGTACACATTTGAGGCACTTGACCCACCAGCAGGTTTTTCACCTAACTATCCATTAGATGTCTAATTCTTTTTTCATAGACAAGATATTAAACACATAGATAAGTGGTAAGGCTCCAACCTTATCACTCTTTGTGATATCACCTTTAGTTAAGCCATAGATAGTTTGTTCCCAAGACCACTTTACAAGGCTTTGTTCTTTCTCAATTTCTTTTATCTCTTCAGGGTCCATCTCTTGACGTTCCTCATTGGATAGCTCTTCATCAAGTTCGCCACTAAATAAGTTCTCATAATTCTTGAGAAAGTTATCTCTATATTTAATGAACTCCTGTAGGATACCATACACATCGGTGATTGGTAGGTCGAGAAATTTATCAGCTCTTAGCGTGCAGTCATAATCATAAGGCTCAAGTATCTCCTCACCCCATTCATTTACTCTACTTTGCCTGTAGCAGATAGCACATATATTAGCTATGTTACCAATATAGTCATTGCTAAAATAATAGTCTAGGTCAATGTACTCGTATAGGGTTAGCTTAGAGAAAGGTTTGAACACCATCCCCAACAGCTCATGCTTATATATTTTGGATGGCTCAGAGGTACACCATCTTGACTCATTAACAAGTTCTGCTAACTCATCCACATCTAGGTCCTCAATGACATCAATAGGCTCATCCGATAAAATAGAGAGAGCCTCACTGTTGTAGTGGTAGGCTCCCTGTTCTCTATCTATCTGACTAAACTCAATGAACTGCTCAAGCGTTACTTCACTCCACTGCTTCGGTAAGTTGATCATTAGCTTGTTGTCCTATTTTGTGTGCAATAAACATGATGTAAGGAATGGAGATAGCTGCATTCATTTTACGGATGAGCTTTGCTTTGTGTTTGATGTGTGCCTCAGTGTAATGTTCAGCCGGTGTAAGGTCCTCACGTTTGAACATGATTGCTAACATCTCAGATACATAGCCTTTCTCTTTTTTTATTGTTATCTTTTCAATGAGTTTAGTATCTCGTACGGTTAACTTTAATTGTGCTTTGTAGATGTATCCCTCAAGCTCTAGCTCCTCAATAGTTGGGTAGTCTTTCTGCTCACTGCTGTTAAAGTCTCTGACCATCCCTACAAAATCAGCCACATCATAATCCCAAAACTCAGACTCAGGAATACCGAGGTATGCAAATACCTGTAGGTGCTTATCAATGGGGTCAAGGGTAGTATCATTGTTGATATCAGTGATTGCTTCAAATTGCTCAATCGTGAGCTCTTCAATTTGGTTGGGAATCTCCCTGTTTAAGATAGTTATCATAGTTAAATTTTTGAACAAATATACGTTTTTTTTAATATAGGTAGATGGCTAAAAAAAATATTCCTACCTACAAAGTAACGATTGACCCTGAGTACGCAGAAAATGGCGAGGATTTAGGGATTGAGCAGATAGCATTCACAGCTAACCCTGCTATCAAAGTAAAAGGGATGGCATTTAGTTCACAAGCTAAGCCACTTTTCTTTAATGATGAGCTAAAGTATCGTATCACTGCACCTGCTTTGATACCTATGGAGATATATCGATTCGATGAGGACACTAATGAGGAGTATAATGTCAAGTTCACGGCTGAAGAGATAGAGAAAATTCATGGAAAATTCATGCAAAAGATGGTTAATCGTGACCTATTTAATTTAGAACACGACCAATCTAAAGCAGTGCCTGCATATGTACTTGAGGCATGGATAGTTGATACCCCAAAAGAGGACAAGGCATATAGTTCATTTGGTATTGAAGTACCTGAAGGTACACTTATGGTGACTGCTCAGGTAACTGACAAAGAGTACTATGCAGAGCTTGTGGCACAAGAGCAGATAGGATTCAGCATTGAGGGCTACCTTGGAATGAAATTAAAAGAGCAACCAAATAAAATAAACATGAATAAATTACCTGATGGAGAGCATCTAATCGATGGTAAAATCTACGTTGTAGTTGACGGAGAGATTACTGAGATTCGTGATGCCGAAGTAGTGGAAGCCTCTGAAGAGGTGGCACTAGAAGAAACAATTGTAGAAGAGGAAGTAGTAGATGAGACTATGGCAGTAGACCCTGTAGTAGATGCAGAAGCTATCCTTGCGATTGTTAAGCCTGTTATGGATGAGCAATTAAATGCATTACTTGCTATGATAGCTGACATTAAAAATCAGTTAGAAGAAGTAATGACAACTGAAGTTGAAGATGAAGTGGAGATGAGTGAGGCTGTGGCTTTGAGCGCACAACAAAGATTTTCTAGTGTAAATAAATTTATAAACAAATAATCAATCATGCGTAAATTAAAATTCGATTTGCAAATCGACCCAACTGCTTTATTAGCAGCTAACCCTGAAGCATTTTATTCTCAAGCCTATTTAACTGAGGATACTGCTGACAACTATCGAACTTTACCTGGTGTAAAGTACAAAACTAAATTGGCTACCGTGACTTTCGGTAACATTTTGCAAGCATCTAGCTGTGCATTTACTGCACCAAATGATGATTTGAACGCTAAAGAAATTGACGTATGCGCTCTTTCTGCAATGGCTCAAATTTGCCAATTCGATTTAGAGCAATCTTTCCTTTCTTTGCAAATGACAAAAGGTAGCAATGGAGATTTCTCAGTAGCTTCTTTCATGTCTTTCTATTGGGGTGAGATGGCTAACAAAATTAACGGAGATATCGAGTCAATCAGATGGCAAGGTGATATAACTTCACTAAACCCTACACTTGCATTGTGTGATGGTTACGAAGTTAAGTTAACCGCAGGTTTGACTTCATTGACTGACACGGTAATCAATGGTGGTACAGGTGCAATTGCTAACTTTACTACTTTGCGTACTAAGTTAGAAGCAGCATTCGCTTTACTTCCTGCATCTATCGCAACTAGAACTGCTGACCTACGTTTGTATATGCCTACTCAATTGGTTAACATCTACCGATTAGGTGTTGCAGCAGGTAACACTCAAGCGTTCATCACACAAGATTTGAACTTAACTTTCTTAGGTGTGAAAATCGTAGTTTGCCCGGGTATGTCAAACAACACATTCGTGTGGACTTTGAAGGACAACCTTATCTACGCATTTGATGCTGAAGGTGACTCTTCTGACCTTAGAGCTGTTAACTTAGCTGACACCGTGGCTGAGCCTTACATCCGTACTCGTGCCAACATGAAAGTTGGTTTTGAATATGTGAATGGTTCTGACATCGTTTTCTACTCTTAATAATAATAACCATAGAGGGGGGAAACCCCCTTTATATAATACTTAAACACAATGGCTTGTCAAGCATTAGAATCAATCTTAAAATCTTGCGACAACAATAGTGGAGGTATCTATGGTATTTGGATTAACCAACAAGATGAGATAGCCTCTATTACTCCAACTGATCCCTCAGCAGGAGCAGGATGGTCAATCACAGCTATCACTCTTGCAGGTGCACCTCCTGTACTTTTTGAAAACTTCTACATTCGCAGAAACACATCTAACTTTACTGAAGACAGCACTATCGACCTAGTCAATGGTAGCTCATTCGTTACTCAGACTATCAACTTAATGTTCCATAGACGTGAGGCTGATAAGTCTCGTGCTATCAAAATCCTTGGTGCAGGTCAACAATACTTGACTGCTATCATCTTGGATGCGAATGGTATCTATTGGTACTTCCCATACCTTCAAGTATCTGCTACAGGTGAAGGCTCAGGAACAGCTCGTGCTGATGGCTCAAAATATTCCGTTACTTTGGTAGCTGAGAATGAGTACCTAGCATACGAAGTAAATATGGATGCTGCTTCATTAGCTGCAATCGGAGTTCTATAAGCAATTCTACCTCTCTATATTGAAGTCCTGCCAATTGGTGGGGCTTTTTTTATGAACATTTGAAAACATCAAAATAATATAGGTGTGATTTACTTGAATCAAGGTGTTGTTAATCAGTTTGTGCTTACCTTATCAGAGGTAACCAATGTTACTACACCACATTATTTATTTGTGTTCACAAACGAAATGAACACTACCAGCACACCACAGCTATTTACCTCTGCTGATACGAGTGCTTACCCTGAGAGATACAATTTATTCACTCTTGATGAGCCAACGGATATAACATTGCTTAAAGGGCAGTACACTTACGAGGTATATGAGAGCTCAACTGCATTCGTTTTACCCCTAACCATAGCTCAGACTACAGGAGTAGTAATTGAGGAAGGTAGAATGGTAGTAAGTGGGCCTGCAGGAAATACAATATACGATTAACTTATGGCATGGTACGATAGATATATTAAAAGCAATAAAGGCCCCGAAGTAGTAGAGGGCTACCAATCATTTAGCACCCCATTCCTACCGGTAGGGAAAGGCAATTTAACTTTGCCTTATGTCAATGGGAGATATGTGCAGGAGTCATGGGTTAGATTTGGTGAAGGCAACTTATATCCTGAGATGCTGAATCAAATGTACTACAGCTCTCCATTACATGGTGCAATTGTTGATTTCAAGACCAACGCTGTGATTGGTGGAGGCTTTAATCTTACAACTGATAAGCTAACACCACAAGAAAAGCTAGATATGTTTGCCTTCGAAAAGAAAGCTAACCTCAAGCACACCGTGAAAGCTGTCACAAAGCAGTTAATACTGCACAATCGGGTATATTTCAAGCTATATTTTGGTGAGAAAAGAAAGCTAATTAAGATTGAAAACGTCTCACCTGAAAAAGTAAGGGTATCACCATGTAGAAAGTACTACTATTTGTCGGATGATTGGAGTACTCGAATCGATACTCAGGTGATTAAGCCTTATCATATTACTTGTAGTGATGAATGTCAGCTATATTCATATGAAATCAAGTCAGTTGGGCAGGACTACTATCCAATTCCAACATATAGTTCCTGTTTAAATTTTGCATTTCTCTCTGGCGAGTTATCATATTTTGCTAAAAGCAACATTCAAAATAGTGTGTTTCCTTCATTTGCTATGATGTTTCCGAAACGACCACAATCGGAGGAAGAGAAGCACATGATTAAAGAAACTATTGACCGCCTTAAAGGTGCAGCAAATGCAGGTAAGGCAGTTGCATTCTTTGCTAACAGTGCGGACCAACTTCCAAAGATTGAATCACTACCTACCAATGGCAATGATAAATTATTTCATGAGGCATCTGCTTTAAATACTGAGCAGATTTGTTTTAGTCATACCATAGACCCTATACTTATGGGTATCCGTACCACAGGAAGCCTAGGTAGTGGTAGTGACATCAAACAAGCCTATGTTATTTTTGAAAAGAATGTAGTGATGGAGCTACGTCAACAGGTAGTAACTATCTTTCAAGAGATACTTACAATTGCAAAGATACCTGCTGAGTTCACAATCAATAACTTCCAAATCATTAACGAAACTATCGTAGAGCTTGAAGGTGATAGCTCAAAAACAAATGATGCATTGAATACGTTGAGTCCATTGGTGGCCACTAAGGTACTTGAGACTATGACAATTAATGAGATTAGAGCATTGGCTTCATTGGCTCCTGTAGATGGTGGAGATGTTACACAATCGGCTGCAACTGCAGCAGCACAAACACCTGTATTATAATGCTGTACTTTATAACTGAAACCTACCTCAAGACAAACACACCCATTACAGCTAATGTGGATGTTACTGACGTAACTCCATACATTGCGACACAATCGGCATTAAGAATTCAACCTATCTTAGGCACTACGTTCTACAATTATTTATTAACTCAGTACAATGCTCAGACCTTACTACCTGATGAGATTGACCTAGTTGAGTTCATTCAGCCGGTCATTGCATGGAGAAGTGCTGAGGATGCAGTGTTTGGATTAACGTACCAACTTAAGAACAAAGGACTTCAAACTCAGAATGGTGATTACTCCGCCAGCGTTTCTCGTTCAGAAGTAGCCTTTGGCATGGAGCACTATGCACAAAAGGCTAGTTTCTTTGAGCAGCGTTTAATCAGATGGCTACTTGCTAACCGTAACCTGTTCCCTTTATTCATATCTACAGCTAACCAGGATACAGACCTACGGCCAATGTTTCAAAACTGCTCATGCATCACACAATGGCAAACTACTTGCACAGGAATGTGTGGTAACTTCCTTGAGAATGGGTACAATAACAGCATCCTAATCTTGTGAGGTCACAGCTATCCATACTACTAGGCACAATGCAGGCTAATTGGTTTAAACTGTTAGCTGTTATCAGTACATTTTTGATGCCTATATCAGGGTTATTATTCTTAGTAGGATTTGTGATCGTATTGGATACCATTACAGGGGTATGGAAGAGCTATAAAAACAAAGTTAAAATCACAAGCAGGGGTTTATCTGCAATCATTAGCAAGATGTTACTCTATGAGGTAACTGTTATCATGTTCTATATGATAGATAAGTTCATACTAAATAGTATCATCCTGCAGTTTTTCTCTGTAGAGCTATTGCTTACTAAGGTGCTTGCACTCATCCTGGTATCCATTGAGGTCATGAGTATTAACGAAAACTACAAAGCAGTCAAAGGCCTTGACCTATGGCAGGCAATGAAAAACTTATTCGCAAGAGCCAAGGACATAAAAAAAGAGGTAGATGAAATTAGACACAAGCAAGATATTTCAGGAACGCCTATCTAATAGCCAATACTTCCACGAGGAGTCTGAGAAAAAACAAATCTATCTACACCACACTGCAGGCAATGGTAACCCAATAGCTGTATCAAGGTGGTGGAACAGCAACTCAGATAGGATAGCCACTGCATTTGTGGTAGGTGAGAAAGGTAGCATAGTACAATGTTTCTCCTCCAAGCATTGGGCTTATCACCTGGGGATAGATAGTCAAGATTTCTCAGTACATGGACTCAAATATCAGAATCTCAACAAGCTATCCGTAGGTATTGAGATATGTAATTGGGGTCCATTGAAGCTCAAGGATGGTAAGTACTACAATTATGTCAAGGGAGTAGTGGACCCATCCATGGTAACTACCTTGGATACACCCTACAAGGGCAATAAATTTTGGTACAAATATACAGATGAGCAGATAGAAAGTACTCGGCAGTTAGTGGAGTACCTGTGCGAAACCTATGACATCCCCAAGGCTTACCGGTCCGAGATATTCAGCATAGACAAAGAGGCATTCAAAGGTACTGCAGGAATCTACACCCACAATTCAGTGCGTAAAGATAAGGCAGATATTTACCCATGCCCTAGAATAATTAAGATGCTACAAAGCCTATGAGATATTTAATACCTATACTCATCCTGATATCCTGCTCAGCTCCTAAGCGAGCTCAATGGCACTATAAGAAAGCCTTAAAGAATGGCCTGCAAGTAGTACAGGATAGTGATACCATCCGCATTACTACAGTTGACAGCATCCCAGTGATCATGAATGATACTATTGTATGGGAGAAGTTCTACACCACTAAGGATACGGTCATTAAATTCAACAATATATACGTTCCTAAGACTAGATTTCAAACACGTATTGAGTACAGGTATAAGACTAGAGTAGAAAGGATACGAGGTAAGACTATCTACAAAACAGCTCAAGCTGAACAGGTAGTAAAGTACAGATGGGCTTGGTGGCCTATTGTGATTTCATTCTTTTTAGGTATCTTTCTGCGGTTTTTAATTCAAAAAGGGATACTTGACAGGATTTCCCTGCTATTTAAGCTATGAGAAAACGACTATTTTATGACATTGAGACTTCATTCAATGTCGGGGTATTTTGGAGAACAGGATACAACCTAAACATTAACCCAGGTGACATCATTCATGAGCGTGCAATCATCTGTATCTGCTACAAATGGGAGGGTGAGGAGGAAATTCACAGCCTAACATGGTCCAAAAGTCAGAGTGATAAGAAAATGATAGAGCAATTTGTCAAAGTTTTGCACAAAGCAGATGAGATAGTGGCTCATAATGGGGATAGGTTTGACCTCAAGTGGATACGCACAAGGGCTTTATTTCATGATATCAATGTAATGCCATCACCTAAGACCATAGACACGCTTAAATGGGCTAAAAGGTACTTTAATTTTAACTCAAACAAACTAGACTACATAGCTAAGCTACTTAAGGTAGGTGCTAAGATGGAAACAGGAGGCCTTGATCTATGGAAAGACATCGTATTCCGCAAAGACCAGGAGGCATTAGATAAAATGGTGGCCTATTGTAAGATGGATGTTGAGGTACTTGAGTCCGTATTCAATAAACTTAACAGCTACACCCTAGTTAGTCACAACTATGCTGTTCAGAATGGGGGAGATAAGTACGAATGTGCAGAATGTGGTGGTACTAATCACAGGCATAATAAAAAAGTAGTCACTGCAGCAGGTACCGTACACCATTGGCTCCAATGTAGAGACTGCAAAAAACACAATAAGATAAACCACTTGGTATTCACTAAGTATCAGGAGTATCTATACAAGCGAAAGAATATATCTTAAGTTTATAGGCGTATTTTTGCGGAGATTATTACGCTTATACCCTTAAAAAGTACAATCCACCACACTTTTAGGAGTTTAATTACCACTTATCTTATTTAGAATCATTCTAAATTTGTGCAAAACTAAATTTATTTGTGCAAAATGTTTTGCAGATATGAAACCTTTTGTATCTTTGTGAGGTATTAACACTTAAAAATTTATTTATGGAACGTTTTAACCAACAATTTAACAGAGCCCTTGACTTTATCAAGGCACACGAAAACAACGCAGAAGTGCTCACTTTTTTCCTAGAGCAAATGCTTGTAGAAGCTAATGAGGAAATGACTCAGATAGCACTAGATAACACCGAAGACTTTTTAACCATCTTAAACGCTAACAAATGAAAAGAGAACTATTTAACGTAGCAGCAAGCGTAGCTGTAATTTTAGCTACCATGGTAGCAATGTATAACACTTTAATTTTTATGATATGCAAGTAACATTAGAAAACAGCACAGCATTCTTTGACTTTGATGATGTGCAAGGTAGCTGTGAGTTCAACATCACTAACATCACCGATGAGGATTATGAGGTAGAGATCACTAACGTATTGGCTACCCAGGTGATTGGTGAGGTGGAGCTTGACTACATCCTAACTGATTTTGAACTTGACCAACTCAATGAGGAAATTATTTGGTGTATCCAGGATACCAACCTTGTAAGAGATATGCAGGACTTTGATAATGGATTTGATGAGGATGAATGGAGGTATGATGCATAGAGATATCTCAGAGATGGCTCGATGGTGGACCAAGCAGTCATTTGCAGGAGATAAGGGAGGCTCCTTTAATACCTCCCTATATTTAGAATACTTAAAATGTAAGAACTCATGTACAGATTATTATACTACTACGAAAACAGGCTCAGTGAAAGCTATGACTTCCCTAACAAAGCCCTCTGCCATTGGCAGCTCAATAAATTCAGAGCAGCAGGTACTCATGTTTACGGACACTTTGTAATTGAAAAGGTATGAGACAAGATAAAATACTAGCAATACTCTACCCATACATCCCAGCTAAAGTGCTAGGTGAGTATCTAGGGTTGACTGCATCCCAAGTGTACAATAGAACGTACAGCAGAAAGATAAAAAAAGACCCTAAAACAAAGAAAGCAATAAACAGGGCCCTGATATTAAACGCAGGTACGCACACTAGGTATCCTAAAGGTCATGTGCCATTCAATAAAGGCATAAAATGTCCTAATTTAGTGCTAACTAATGCAGCTGCTACCATGTATAAGAAAGGCAACAAGCCATCTAATACTAGAGAAGCTAATGCTACAAGCATACGAACTGATAGCAGTGGTAAAAAGTATCACTACAGTAAGATAGCAGATAGCATATGGGTGTTAACTCACCGATTAATGTGGGAGCAGGCTAATGGGCCCATTCCTCCCAAACACGTAGTGAGATTTATTGATGGAGATACATTGAATCTACAGTTAACTAACCTGGAATGCATCCCAATGAGTGAGAATGCCAACCGTAACACTATACACAGGTTTCCTGATGACCTAAAAAAAGTAATCAGACTTAAAGCAAAATTAAACAAACACATAAAAAACAAAACAAATGGCTAGAAATGGAATGAATGACTTAAGAGATCACCTCTTTGCAGCACTCGAGAGATTAAATGATGAGGAGCTAACATCTGAGCAACTGACTACGGAGGTAGAAAAGGCACAGGCAATATCTAACCTATCCAACTCTGTGATTAACAGTGCTAAGGCTGAGGTAGATTTCATGAAAGCAACCGGCATGATAGCTACTACAAGCAACCTGTTCAAGGGAGTTAATGACCCTAAAAGATTAGACTAATGAACCAACACAAAATATTCAGGGTGCTAAGGCTCCTGCAGATGCTACAGGAAAAGCCTAGGACCGTAATGGGGATGGCTAGGTACTTAGGTACAAGTGAACGCACAGCATACAGGTACCTTAAGCTATTTGAAAAGCTAGAGTATAACGTAAAACGAGATAATTACTACAAATATTACATAGAGAAAAAATGAGAGGACAAATTGATGAGACAGTATTCGAGCTCACAAAACTACAAAATGAGGACCTAATGAAGCTAATCCTGGACTACCAACTAAACACACCTAGTAGGGTAGAAATATCAGCATACAAGAGGTACTACCTGTACAACTATATGTACAACTACCGGCACATGACCTTGAGCATGATTGGTAAATTTTTTAACCGAGATCATAGCTCAGTAATTCACGGCATGAAAGAGCATAGCTATTGGTATGGTAGAAAAGATGAGAGATACCTCAAGTACATTCACCCATTACCTGACCTAATTAAACAGAAAAGGGATGATATTAATATCTTTGATGTCAGTGTCATGCCGATGTGTGACGAAGAGGCAAGGGTAACAATCACAGGAAATATGCCTCCAAAGTTATTAACAAAATTCCAAGATAAGATGACTGTAAGTGAGATTCTATCTATCTTTGAGGACCATAATTTTTTAAGGGTTAATATGGGGGAGGGGGTCTAGGCTCCCTCTTTTTTATGACCGTATGACGATGTGACGGTTCTCTTATGGGGGGTACTGAATATATAGAGCACTAAAAAAGTTTTCGTTCTGGAAAATTTATCGTCTTATCGTCATGAAATAGCTGAAACCCAATACAGCACTAGTTTATAGCCGTGACGATGATTTTATTTTATCGTCATTAATTGGAATTTATTGTCATTTATTATATTTGTAACCATGTTTAACCCTAAAATATCAGTCTTTCGCAGTTTGTATAACTCCAAAGAGACACCTTTCACACTTGAGGCCATAGAAGTGTACAATAGAATCAAGCAAGGTAACCCCGAGCTGATTAGTAAGATTAAGAAACTCAGAGCAGGAGATGCAGAAAGTAAGATGCAGCTCATGGCTATCATGTTCAACGGCACATTTAGTGAGCGTAAGGATGATGGCCTGATACAGCACTCAGGACTTTGTGTGCTAGATTTTGATAAGTATCCTGATAAGGAAACTTTGCAAGCAGAACGGAACAGGCTCAAGGAATGTCCCTATGTGTACATGATGTTCACTTCTCCCAGTGGTAATGGGCTCAAAGTAGTTATACGTACACCTGAAAGCAATAAGTTTGAACACAAGAGGAGATTTGAGGCCTACAAGGAATACATTAACAGTGATTATTTTGACGTGGCCAATAGCAACGTGAGCAGGGTATGCTTTGAAAGCTATGACCCTGAGGCTTACCTCAATGAATTCTGTGATGTGTTCCAAGGAATTACCCAGGATAAGGGATACCACAAGGGTGAAAAGATTGCAGTGCTCCCCATTGCTAATGAGGACCGCATCATTGAGCTAATCATGAAGTTTAATCATGGCATATTTGAAGAGGGCAGAAATAATTGGACCTTTAAAGTTGCTTGTTGCATGGCGGAGTATGGGGTTGATCAGTATGCCGCTAAAAATTACCTGTTACAATACCAACAGGAGGACTTTACAGCCACTGAAATTAACTACACTGTTATCAATGCCTATAAATCAAGCAATTTTAACACTAAGTACTTTGAAGATACATACACCGTTAATAAGGTCAAGCTAAAATTAAAAGAGGGGGTCAAGGATGAGGACATCCAAAAGCAGTTAGGTGTATCAGGTAACATCATTGAATCAGTAAAAGAGGAGGTACAGAACTCAGATGATGTATTCTGGCAGGCAGATGGTAAGAAAATTACTATCGTGCCGCATGACTATGCCAAGTTCCTGCATAAACATGGCTTTGCTAAGTATTACCCTGAGCGAAGTAACAAGCCTACCTATGTTTATATTGAGGAAAACAAGGTATCTGAGAGCTCAGTGGAGCTAATCAAAGACTTTGTACTCAAATACTGCCTAGCCAAGGGTGAACTTGATGTGTATAACCACTGTGCTAAGTCAGCAAATTTGTTTACTGAAAGTCACCTCAACATGCTAGAGTCTATAGATATGTGTATCCTACAGGATACAAGGCATGTATCTTACATCCCATTCAATAACGGAGTGGTCCAAGTATCCAAGGACAAAGTAGAGCTACTTAGCTACATTGATATTGATGGGTACATTTGGAGGGAGCAGATTATCAAAAGAAATTATACCAAAATCGCGATACACGATAACAACTTCCAAGATTTTGTGCACAAGGTATCTGCCCAGGATGAGCAGCGTATCAAAGCAATGGAGTCAACCCTAGGATACCTCATCCATACGTTCAAAGATAAGACGGACCAAAAGGCAATCATATTCAACGACCAAGAGATAGATGATAACCCTAATGGGGGTAGTGGTAAGTCATTGATGTTAACTGCTATTGGGAATATCCGTAAGATTATTAAGATAGATGGTAAGGCTTACAACCCTAGTAAGAATGATTTTGTCTACCAACGGGTTAATATAGATACTCAGGTGCTAGCATTTGATGATGTTAAAAAACACTTTGACTTTGAACAGTTATTCTCCCTGATTACTGAGGGTATCCCGGTCAACCGAAAAAATAAGGATGAGATATACATACCATTCGAGCGAAGCCCTAAGATAGTTATCACTACTAACTATGTAATTAGTGGGGCAGGTACCTCACATGATCGCAGGAGGCATGAAATAGAGTTTTTTCAGTACTTCAATAGCCAACGCAATCCACAGGATGAGTACGGTAAGCTACTCTTTGATGAGTGGAGTAAGGATGAGTGGTCACACTTTGATAACTACATGCTATCTAACCTACAGATGTACCTGCAGAATGGATTGGTTAGGAGCGTATCCATTAATGCAGATGCTAAGCGTTTTATTCAGAACACCTGCAAGGAATTCTATGACTTTGTGATGGATGGAAATATAGCACTCAATGTAAACTACTATAATAAATCATGTATGGAAGCATTCCAATCTGATACAAATGGCTTTAAGGACCTCGACAGCAGAAAGTTTATCAAATGGGTGCAAGCCTACGCTAGTTATAAAAATTATAAATTCACAAAAAACAGAAACCAAAATGGGAGATATTTTGAAATTACTCTTGTTGATTAGTATATTAACAGGGTGCAAGAGCTCACAGAAATGCGATGCATACGGATACATAAAGATGGAAAAATACGACTACATTCAGGTAGTAGGCTACACTGATACTATCCCTACCTTTGGTGAGACATGGATGCAACTGCCCAAGGGTGAATACCAGGTGAAAGCATGGAAAGAGAATCAGGAGTACTTATTGCATGTGAAGCTATGAAAAAAGAATACAAGGCAATGCTCCATGAGATGAAGCTTCAACGCTATGCCATTACTCACCCTAATTACCCCCAAGATTATATACCTAAGACTATGTACAAAGACTCAACAGCAAACGGATTAACTAGAGCTATCTGTGATTATATTAATTACAATGGCTACCAAGCGGAACGTATTAATACTATGGGTACAGCTAGAGAAAAAAAGACCACAGCCGGTAAGGTGATCGGGGTAACCTGGACCAAAGGAACATCTACAGCAGGGAGTGCTGATATATCTGCTACTATTAAGGGCCGTAGTGTGAAAATAGAGGTAAAGATAGGTAAGGATAGGCAGTCTGAGGCTCAAAAGAGGTATCAGGAGAACATTGAAAAGGCAGGAGGTACTTATATAATTGCTAAGGACTTCGATAGTTTTGTGGAGTGGTATGAAAATTTTATACAAAATAATTAAAAAAGTTTGCATATATAAAAAAGTTATCTATCTTTGTAGGGTATTAACCACTTAAAAAAATAGATATGAAATCAATTAAATTAACAACCGAGCAATACCAAAGGAGTTTGAACGCGCGAAACATTAACCATTTATGGTTATACCGCCGACAAGAAACAACGCAAAGAACGCATAAAAATAGTATATTTTTAGGGCGTACAATTGGTGAACCTTTTGCGTGTTTAGTTGTGGAATACGAAGGTTGTATTTTTGACGGGGACATTGAAAAGGTATTTGGAAAAGGAGCGTTTTACGACGGGGCCGTTTCGCCGAACGATAAAGAAAATATGAATGTTGATGTTTACTACGTCAAAGGATTAGTTAAGTAATTTAAAAACGAGGGGTGCGACTCAGTAACGCACAATTAACACCTTAAAATTATGGCAACAGTAAGAAAAACAGCAGCTGAGCAAACAGCACCCGAGGCGGTTACCCTCAACATCTACCAAAAACTGCATCTAGCTAAGCAGTCAATGGGTAAGGTCATTAAGAATGCTAATAACCCGCATTTCAAACGCAGCTACGCAGATATTAATAGTATCATTGATACGGTAGAGCCTATCTTATTGGATTGTGGATTGCTACTATTGCAACCCGTAAGA